CCCTCGAGTTTGTCCAGGCCGATCGCCGGGAGCTCCCTTGGGTCAAGCGGTGCCTAGATGTGGACGAGTGCTTCCTTGATGAGGCCTCTCCTGAGCTGATTGATGCGGTGCTCCTGGCTATTGCCTCGGGAGATCTCTGGCTCAACAAGATCAAGTACGACGCTCAAGGAAACCGTATCTACGGCAACGTCTGCTTGGAAGTCTACCTGCCTCACCGGGGAACCTGCCTCCTCCAGCACGTCAATCTTGGCCAATGCACTGTTGGCACCCTGCAGAAGGCCTTCGTCGAAGGTATGACCTCTTTGGTGGAGATGCACCCCCGCACTGGGGTGGATGCTGACGGAGTCTACCTAAGCCCCACCGAAGACCGCCAAATCGGACTGGGTGTCCTTGGGTTGGCCAATTTCCTAGCCCAGGACGGGGTGACCTATCACCAAATAGCTAAGATCTGGAACGTACAGTTTGACGAATGTCCTGAAGGCTGCGAAAAGGCCTGGGATATCTTGGTTCACCTACAAAGGGCTCTTCACGCAGCCGCTGACATCGCCCGCGAGGTTGGCTTCGATCGTGCCTTTGCCATCGCCCCTACGGCCTCCTGTTCCTATCGCAGCAGTGATTCAAATGGCTACGCTTGCACACCAGAGCTAGCTCCTCCTGTCAGCCGCAGCGTCGATCGGGACTCTGGCACCTTTGGCGTCCAAACCTACGAGTACCCTCCCAATGTTGAGACGGCGTCTGAAGTAGGCTGGAACGACTACAAGTCCGTGGCCAATCTGATCGTCAGCCTCTTCCAAAACACCGGCCTCTTCCACGGCTACAGCTTCAACTCCTGGAGCGACCTAGTCACCTATGACCAGGCCTTCCTGCAGGACTGGCTCGACAGTCCCCAGACCAGCCTCTACTACGCCCTCCAGGTGGCCCCAGATACACAAGCCAAAGATGATGCCCTGGGTATCCTTGGGGACGATGCCAGCTGGTTCAAGTTCGATCCGATCGACGAGGAGGACGAGGACCAAGTATCGGGCTTCTGCAGTGGAGCCAACGGAGGCTGCAGCGAATAGTGAGTCGCCCCCAGCGTTTCCACGTTCCGGGCGCCCTGTTCGTTGAAAGGCAGGTTGATCGGTGGAACGGTGAAAGCTTCATCGCCTGGATGCCGCACAGCAGTAGAGGCTTTACTGATCGTAAGGCCCTGCTCCGATTCATAGCTTGGCCGACCAAAACCTTCACCGGCGATGCCCTCAGGGAGTGGCTAAAAGGCTTCGATCCTGTTGTGGATCAGGAACCCCCGGCTCACGATCTACAAGCAGCTTCGTCGCTATCTGATAAGCTACTAGCCACCGGATTCGGCCCAGAGGTTCATGCCCTGGATAAATCCGATCCGAACCATCTCACTCGCACCGTCATCTGATGAGCTCCCCTAGCCCCTATGTCTCCGTCCTCACCCGCAAGCGCACCTGGACACCCACCCAAGTTTCTAAGGGAGTGCTGAAGGAGGGCACAGATGCCACCATCAGCCGCTGCCTGGCTCTCCGTCACCTGGAGCTGCCTGTCAGGGACCTCCTGGCCGCCGGCCTTACCAGGGATCTTCCCGACACCCCTGGAGTCGTCCAAGCCCTTCAATCCAACATGGCTGACGAGGAGCGCCATGACCAGGCCCTCCAGTTCGTGGTCGATGCCCATGGCACCAACGACCGAGCGGAGAATGCCGGCTTTGGTATCCGAGAGGCATGGGTCAACCACCCCGACCATCCCATCCTGAAAGCGGCCATCCTCGAACGGTCTGTCTTCTTCGTGTTGCTGCCCTTCCTCCGCTTCGCCGGGGACGTCGGCATCCGTACCGTCGCAGCTGATATTAGCCGCGATGAGCAGGTCCACGTCGCGGTGCATCACATGGTGGCATCGGAGCTGGGACTAAAGGTTTCGCCTAGCCTCAATGCTTTGCGAAAGGCTACGGTCGACTGGGCCTTTGACAAGTTGAGCGGCACCGGCCAGTTGAGCAAAGCTTTTTGGCTCTCCGCTTCCGACAACCTGTTTGAACGTGGCAAGGCTCCTCAGCTAGCAGCCACACGCTCTGCTCGTATGCCTGCCTTCTTCGAGGCTTCCAACGTCGATCTACCCTCCTATGGATAGTCCCCTCCACATCCTGGTCCGCCAGTTAATCCAGGCCTTCCCGGATACCTATCCTTCTATCTCCCTTTCGGAGAAAGAGTTCGCCTTCCGGGCTGGTCAGGTAGACATCTGCCGGAGACTCAACACAGCTCTGGACGGTTTCAATCCTGCATCCGACCTGGACCTCAGTCTGCCCCCTCATTCCCCAGATCATGTGTAGACCTCCTAAAGAGGGGGTAACCCCTACTTCAGGCAACAACCCAGCAAAGGGTTTTACTGGCTTTACAAACAAAGCATGGCGGCCCATTCCACCAGTTCCGCCCGTTTCCCCAGTAGTTGCTCCTGCCGATCTTGGAGTCCCCAACTATGGCAACCAAGTCCTTCAGTCTCTGCAGTTGCCTAACGGCCTGGCCACAATCGAGTCACTGACGGCGTCTCCCTTTACTCTGAACGCTCCCGACCTGGAGGATCCTATGGGTGATCCAAGTCAACGGGTACAAAGAAAGAAGGCTCAGCTTTCCATCGCCAAGTAGTCAATGTGTTTGTCCAAACCAAAGGCACCGCCTCCTATGGTGTTGCCTCCCCCGGCTCTTCCTGATCCCGCCCCGGCAGCCCCGGGGCTTCCTGTTTGGATGGCTGCCTCGCCTACAGGTGCTGGTATCATCCGCAAAACTGAAGCCCAGCGGACAGCCCCTCGTCGTGCGGCCAAAGGCCCTGCTGGCCTTCTGATCCCCCTAGCTGGGAGTAAGCCATGAAGACCCGCACCGCAGCTGAACGCTACGAGTTTCTGACGTCAGATCGCACCGAGTTCCTGGACTCGGCCCGCTACGCTACCAGCCTCTCCCTCCCCTACCTGCTGCCTCCTTCTGGCCACAGTGCTGGCTCCGAATTGCGGACCCCCTGGCAATCCATGGGTGCTCGAGGCGTCAACGTCATGGCCTCAAAGCTGATGATGGCTCTGTTCCCTGTGAACACGAGCTTCTTCAAGCTGCAGGTATCTGACGGCGAGTTCGTCGCCAACCCAGAGCTAAACTCCAAGATCCGCTCCGAGGTAGACCAAAGCCTCGCCAAGATGGAGCGCATCGTCAACCAGAGCATCACCGGTGGCATGGACCGGGTCACCTTGACCCAAGCCGTGCGTCATGCTGTAGCTACTGGCAACGGCCTTCTGTTCGACCATAAGGATGGCCTCAAGTTCTACCCATTCGACCGCTTCGTCTGCGTCCGCGATGGTAACAGCCGCCCGGTGGAGATCGTCACAGTCGAGGGTGTAGATAAGGAGACCCTGCCCAAGGAGTTTTACCAGCGCCAAAAGGAGAACACCAATAGCGTCCAGAAGGATGCTGATGGCCCCTCGGCGGTTCCTTCCATCACCCTCGAGGAGGATGAGGTCCTGGTCTACACCTGGGCCAAGGTAATAGAGGGTCAGTGGCGTTGGCACCAGGAGGTTGATGGGATAAAGCTCCCCAACTCTGCTGGGCAGTGTCCCATTGACGCCCCTGCGTGGTTACCCTGTCGCTTCAATATCGTCGACGGCGAGAACTACGGCCGTGGTCGAGTGGAGGAGTTCATCGGAGACCTCAAAAGTCTCGAGGGCTTAACCCAGACCCTGGTTGAAGGTTCAGCTGAAGCCGCCAAAATCCGCTACCTCCTGAATCCTGGGGCTATCTCCAAGCCTAAGGAGTTCGCCGAGGCTGACAACGGCGACATCCTGGTGGGACGTCCGGAGGACCTGGTGGCCGTCCAGCTTGGCAAGCAGGCTGACTTCGCCACCGCCTACCAGATGATCCAGGCCCTGACCAAGAGCCTGTCAGAAGCCTTCCTGATCCTGTCCGTCCGCCAGTCGGAGCGCACCACGGCCGAAGAGGTCCGCGCTGTCCAGCAGGAGGTGATGGAGCAGCTGGGAGGCATCCTGGGAACCCTGACCACAGAGGTTGTGGCTCCCTTCCTGAAGCGGCGCCTCTCCGTCCTGCAGCGCAAGGGTCAACTGCCCAAACTGCCTAAGGGCCTCGTCCTTCCCACCGTGGTAGCCGGCCTGGATGGTGTGGGCCGTGGCCAGGATCGGGAGGCCCTCCTACGGGTCGCCACCACGATCCAACAGGTACTCGGTCCAGAGATCTTCGTCCAGAAGGTCAACGCCGACGAGTTCCTGAAGCGCCTCTTCGCTGCCGAGGGTATTGATCCCCTGGAGCTCCTCATCACTCCTCAGGTGCAGGAGCAGGCCAAACAGGAGGCCATGCAAAATCAGACCCAGCAGACCATCCTCTCTCAGGCAGGTCAGCTGGCCAAAGCCCCCCTAATGGATCCAAGTGTCAACCCGAACATCGCGCAAGCCATCGGCCAGCCCCAAGCAGCCACCGCCGCTGGTCCTACAGACGGCGGCCAGCCTGGAGCTCCCGCCGGCCCCTGAGCCTCAGGACCTCGAACTAACCATTCGATCCACCACACGCCCCATGATCAGCAATAAGGCCGTGAAGAACCGGGTGGCCAAGCCTCTCATTGGGGCCAAGTCCCTGGTGAAGACGCCTGGCCTCAACCAGATCAAACTGATCGTCGCATCCCCCGAAACCACTGATTCATGACTGTCACCAACGACGAGATCGACGCCTCCATGCGTGTCGCCCAGGAGCAGCAAGCTCTTGAGGTAGGCACCCGCCTCGCTGAGGAGGAGGCTCGACAGGAGGAAGCCGTCTTCACCCGGGCCCGTGAGGCCCAGGCTGCTGAGGCCGGCCAGCTCCCGGAGAAGTACCAAGGCAAGACAGCTGCTGAGGTCTACAGCCTGATGCAGAAGGAGATCGCCTACAAGGCCGAAAAGGCTAAGGCCGGTGAGTCCACCGAGGATGACCCTGAAGGTGCCTCCGAGGAGTCCACTGAAGAATCCCCCGCAGAGGAGGAATCCGAGGTCGTCACGGCCCTCAAGGAGGCCTCTGAGGAGTTCTACAAGAACGAAGGCAAACTGGACGAGGCGACCATCGCCAAGCTCTCGGAGCTGCCCAGTGCTGACCTAATCAAGGCATGGCAAGAGCTCCAGGCACAGACCCCTGTTACGGCCCCTATCTCTGATGCTGACGCCTCGGAGATCGTCACCGCAGTAGGTGGCCAGGAGGCCTACAACCAGGCCCTGCAGTGGGCGGCCGAAAACCTCTCCCCCGAGGACCGGGCATCCTACGACCAGGTGATCACCTCCGGCAACAAGGCTGCCACACGCTTTGCCGTGGAGGCCCTCACCAACCGCTACAAGGCGGCTGTGGGCTTCGACGGGGAGCAGGTATCAGGCGGACGGGCCAAGACCCAGGGCACCAAACCTTATCGGTCTGAGGCTGAACTCCGTCGTGACCTGGCTAATCCTAGGTATCAGGACGACCCAGCCTTCCGCATCGACGTGGAAAATCGGCTGGCTTCTTCAGGCGATCTGCTCTAAATTAACAAGCCAGATGGTGTACCCCGGGTTCGACTCCCGGGGCTGGTATTGGGTGGTTCCCATTAATAACCGAACGTTCGGTTGGACCCTCTGCGGAGGATAATCCATACCCGTTGATCTTTGCTTCATTTCTATTTGACTGAGCTCAGTCGATCGGTTCACATCCCTTCGACTTCAATCCTGTGACTTTTACCGTTACCCAACCCGGCCGCGTCAATGGCGCCGGCGACCAACGTGCCCTGCTCCTGAAACTCTTCAGA